GCTCCATTTGTTGTTCATTTTGGTTATGTTGATCTTGATTCTCGACTAAAGCGTAATCACGAATTCTGGCACGAACATTGGTATGTAGAAGGTGGTGGACAAGACCCCGCTCACGTTATTCACATGAAACATGAGGACTTTGAATATCCCTATATTGAACATAAATTAAAACTATGATCAAAGGTAAAACCATCACTTTATTGAGTTTGTCAACAGATAAACCAGAAAGTTCTTTAAAAGCGTTAAAGCATTGTAAGACTATATTTCCATTTTTTGACAAAATAAAGCTTTTATCAGGTTTTGATGACGAGAAAGAAGATGTAATTATTCAAAAAGTACCAGTTAATTCATATGTGGATTACAATCGCTTTATGGTTGAATCCTTAAATAATTATGTGGATACAGATTATTGCTTAATTATTCAAGATGATGGATACATCATTAATCCCCATTTATGGAATGATAGTTTTTTAGAATATGATTATATTGGAGCGCCTTGGCCTTGGCATCAGGTTTGCGGAAATGGAGGATTCTCATTAAGAAGTAAAGAATTTTTAAAATTATCTTCTAAACTCTTTTATCAAGAAGAGCATCATGAATATTCTTGCGCTCCCGAAGATTGGTTTTTATGCGTAAAAAATAGAATGTATTTTTTAATTAATCAGATGAAATTTGCTCCATTAGATTTGGCTCAATCATTTTCTTTTGAAACTCCAATAGGACTGGCAAATGAAGGCAAGCATTCCTCATTTGGATTCCATGGAAAACATAACTTATGAAAGTATTAATTTTTAATCAACATCCAGATTGCTCGCTTTATATGTATAAAGCATTTCAAAAACTTGGAGCAGAAATTGAATTTGCGACAGAAGAATTAACTTTAAAATTAGGTTTTCCTCATTCAAGTACTAAACAGAATAAATTTGAAGTAGTAAATAAGCTTTTTGAACCTCAAGAATTTTCAAAAGAATTTGATAATGTGAAATTTGTTAATCATGCAAATCACGATTTGTATTTATCAATTTTGCCAGAAGTGTTTTCTATTTTTGGAGATAAGGCTTATTTCGATGCTCAAATGCAGTTATTTATTCGGCAATTAGGTCAAATGCCTTGTAAAAAAAGCTGCAATCATCCAGATGCTGAAAATTTTAATTTTAAATACTGTGCAAACTGGACACCAAATCAACCGAATTTAGAAAATCCAAAATACATTACTCAATTAATTACTCAAGCTCATATGATGGAGGAAACTCCAGAATTGCTTTATTTAAAAGACAATAATTTTCCAGTAATTATTGCAGGAGGAGATCACCTTCCAGATGGATTTATTAGAGATGTAGATATTCTGCCACAAACAACCTTGCTTGTTCATAATAAACAATTTGGAATTAATTGCTATGCAGTTTGTAAAGCGTTAGATATGGGCATACCAGTTTACATGTCTAAATTTACAAAGCAACTTATTGGATTTGGAGATTTGCCAGATGATGTCTTTTTATTTAAAGATGAAATGTCTATACAAGAAGCTTATGAAAAATCTTTAAATTCAAATCGGCAATATATTCAAGATACTTTTAGATCAATCTATACTTTAGATAGAACAGTTCAAACACTAACAAACGTATTACAATGAAAATTTACGATGGATTTCAATTCTTTAATGAACTAGAATTATTGGATATTAGATTTAATGAATTGTATGATGTTGTTGATAAATTTATTATTGTAGAATCAACAAAAACTCATCAAAATAAACCAAAGCCACTTTACTTTTTAGAAAATAAAGATAAGTTTTCTCCTTTTTTAGATAAGGTTGTTCATCATATTTTTGATCCTCAACAATATCCTTATCCTTGGTATATTGAAAATGAACAAAGAAATCAATTAAAAGAGGCTAAATTTGATTTTAATGATGGAGATATTTTTTTGCTTTCTGATGCTGATGAAATTATGAAAAGAGAAAGCATCTCTCTTTTAAGAGAAGCAGGACAGTTAAATCATGCTTGTACTTCTATTATGCAAATGTCTTATGGATATATAAACACAGTTATCCAAGAACCTTGGCATCATAAAGGCTGGAGGGGTACGGTAATATTACCATATCATGAATTTCATAGTTGTTCTTTGAATGATTGGAGAGGTCGCAAAGACACTCTTCCAAGATATGAAGATTCTGGTTGGCATTTTTCTTTTATCGGTGGAGCTAATCGAATTAAACAAAAATTAGAATCTTATGCTCATTCAGAGTTTAATAATAACTCTTTTACAGATATAGAAACTATCAATACTAGATTAAATAATCTACAAGACCCTCTTGGTAGAACAGATTTTTCTATTACAATAGAACACAATAAATCTAAATTTCCCAAAAGTTCTTTGAAATTTGAACAACTATTTTATTCATAATTTATGATACATGTAAATATTCCTTATTTTGGTGGTAGTTCTTCCGCCGCATATTCAGATAAAAATAATAGATTAAATTATTTATTCCAAACAATTGCTGGACTTAAAACAAATATTGACTTTCTCTATGAAGAAGATTTAAATATCACTCTACATGTTGCGAATTTAGATGATGAAAAATTACTCATCAGAATGTTTCCAGAATTTAAAATTATAAATCATTCTATAACTAATCCTATTTTTTTAGCATCAAATTGTGTTAATTTTATTAAAAATAAATATGAGGATGATGATATTATTCTTTATACAGAAGCCGATCAAGTTTTTCATTTTGAAAATTTAGAAAGTATTTTAAAAACGCTAAATAATAAAAACTATATTGCTCCACATAGAATAGAGGAAATACCAAGCATAAATCCAAGATGTCACCATCCAAATAACAATGAGTTTTTAAATATTAACGATAGATTGTATCAAGTCCAAAATAGAACATCGTTTAATGGAAATATTTGCGAAGAAAACAAAGATTTTTATAAACCTTGTTCTTGGGATTTAGCTTTTGGAGGTTCTTTTTTAATTAAAGGATCAGCTTTGAAAAAAGTTAATATTTCATTTTCTTCACATTTTCCAGTTGAACATGCATCTGGAATTGATGCTTACAATAGTTTAACATGTCTAAAAACAAATAACTTTTTAAGTTTTTATTGCGTACATTTAAGTGGCTATGAGAAAAATTTAAGCGGTTCGTATCATCTTAATAATTAATGAAAATAAAAATTATTGGCTGCGGAATTTCTGGCATTACATGTGCCTCTATTTTAAAAAAAAATCATGAAGTTATAGTTTTTGATACTAGACCTCATATTGGAGGTAATTGCTACGATAGTTATTTGTGCAATACGCTAGTTCATAATTATGGTCCTCATATTTTTCATACTGACGATGAAGAAGTATTTAATTTTTTATCTCAATTTACTGAATGGCTCCCTTTTGAATTAAAACCAATTGGAGTAACTGAACTTGGCGAAATACCCTTGCCATATAGTCAAAAAACAATAAAAAAATTAGGCAAAGAATTAAGTCAAGAAGAAATTATCCAATATATTTTTAAAGACTATTCAGAAAAACAATGGGGAGTTCCATTTGATCAAATACCTAAATCCATCACAAATAGAATTCCTAAAACAAAAGATTCAGAAGACCCAACTTGGTTTGAAGGGCAGAAATATCAATGTATCCCTAAAGAAGGATATACTAAAATGTTCGAAAAAATGTTAGTTGGAGTAGACTTAAAATTAAATTGCGAACAAAATGAATGGAAAAACCATGATTCTGATTTGATAATATACACAGGTAAAATTGATGAATATTATGAATATTGCTATGGTTTATTGCCATATCGCTCTCTTTCTTTTAAACATTCAATTAGTAATAAAAAATTTGAAGAATTTATTTATAATCAAAATACCAAAATGGTGAATTATACTAGAACATACGATCATAGATTCTTCACTCCAAATCATAAAGGTCAAACTGTTATTACTGAGGAATATCCAGAAAACTATGATGGTTCAAATGTTCCATTTTATCCTATCCCTTGGGGAGATGGGTTGAAAATTTATAGCAAATACAAAGAGCTAGCAGACAAGGAAAAGAACACTATATTCACTGGTAGACTTGCTACATATACATATTTAGATATGTGGATGGCAGTGAAGCAAGCAATTTTAAAACTAAAAAATCAAAATCTTTTAAATGAAAAACTATATTAAACAAATCAATAAGGAAAATATTAAAAATATTGATCTTAGTCTATACAAAAAATACGATTTAAGTATTTACAATGAATATCTTTATTTAAAGCCTGGAAGGGAACATTATCAATTATTGGCAAATTTATCAGAAGATTTTAACGATAAATTGTTTTTTGATGTTGGAACTAATTACGGAGCCTCTGCAATTGCTTTGGGTAATAATAAAAATAATAAAGTAGTATCTTATGATATTAAAGATTTATTAACATGTAAGATTGAAGAAGAGAATATTGAGTTTTGTGTTGGAGATGTTTTAAAAGATGAAAGACTACTAGCCTCAGACATGATTTTTCTAGACACATTTCATGATGGGTCTTTTGAAAAAGTATTTCTAGATTTCTTGGTAGAGAATAAATATAAAGGTATTGTTTTAATGGACGATATTAATGAATGGCCCATCTTAAGATATATTGCCGAATCCATCGCAAAAGAAAATAATCTCCAAATTGTAGACTTAACAGAGATTGGACATTACAGCGGAACATTAGCATTAATTTTTTAATATGAAACAATTTATAGTTTATAAAAATATTTTATCTGCGCAACTGCCATCAACAGTTAATTTTTTACAAAAAGTAATTGATGAAAATGATTTTCAATCAATTATTGAAATTGGCACAAATAGAGGTGGATTGACTTTATGGCTAAATGATAATAAAAAATCAAATACAAAACTTTATAGTTTTGAAATTTTTAAACATGTTCCATTAATTCGTCCAGAACAGATAGATGGAGAATTGATTATTGACAATATTTTTTCAGAAAATTCAATTAATAAAATTAAAGATATTCTATCCAAAGGACAATGTTTAATTTTATGTGACGGCGGCAATAAAAATGATGAGTTTAATTTGTTTTCTAAATTTTTAAAATCTGGAGATATTATAATGCTTCATGATTATGCTGATGATTTAAATGAATATTCAAAAATTCAAGAAGAAACAGGTTGGGAAACAGTTCATGAAAGTAGTCTTGATAGAATTCAAGCAGCAATTGATGAAAATAATTTAAAACGCTATTTATACGAATTAGGTAAAAAAAGTATTTGGGGGTCGTTTCAAAAAATATGAAAATTTTAATTACTGGTATTGCAGGACTTTTAGGTACTCATCTAAGTAGATATTTTTTATTAAAAGGTCATACTGTTATTGGTATTGATGATCTATCTGGAGGTTATGAAGAATTCGTTCCTACCACCTTAGACATTACATTTTATAAAAGAACTATTGGCAAAGATTCAATTTCAGATATTTTTGAAAAGCATAAACCAGATGTTGTCTATCATTTAGCTGCTTATGCAGCAGAAGGTCTTTCGCCATTTATTAGATGCTTTAATTATCAAAATAATATTATTGCTTCGGCATCTATTATTAATGAATGTATTAAACATGATTCAAAATTAATTTTTACATCATCTATGGCTGTATATGGAGATCAAGAAGCTCCATTTACGGAGTCAATGACTCCAAAACCAATTGATCCATACGGTATTGCGAAATACGCTGTTGAGATGGATATTAAACAAGCTCATGAGCAATTTGGTTTGAGATACAACATTATTAGACCTCATAATGTTTTGGGTATTTATCAGAATATTTGGGATAAATATAGGAACGTAATTGGAATCTTTATTAGAAAAGCCCTGAATAAAGAACCTATTATTGTCTATGGAGATGGCGAACAAACCAGAGCTTTTTCAGATGTTCAATATTATATGGAACCGTTTGAACAATTGCTTGATAAATATGATGGTGAAACTTTTAATATTGGTGCGGATAAATACTGGTCAATTAATCAAGTAGCTAAAATTGTAAAAAATATAGCGTCTAGCTATCAATACAATACTGAAATTATCCATTTAGAAGCTAGACATGAAGCTAAACATGCGTATTGTGATCATACAAAAGCTAAAGAAATGCTTCTTTTTAAAGATGAAACGGTTTTAGAAAACTTAGTTGAAAAGATGTTTCTTTGGGCTAAATATCAACCAAATAGAGAAGTGAAAAAAATGCCCTACGAGGTAGAGAAAAATATTTATTCTTATTGGAAATGAAAACAGTTATTATTACAGGCATTACAGGTCAAGACGGCTCATTAATGGCCGATTATCTATTACAAAATACTAATTACTTTGTACTTGGAGCGCATCGTCGTCTTAGCGTTCCTAATCACGACAATATTGAACATCTTAAAAATCATCCAAGATTTTCAACAATTGAACTAGACATCACTGATCCTGAAAACATTAATCAGGTAATTCGCGAAAAGAAGCCAGATTATTTTATTAATTTTGCAGCTAATTCTTTTGTTGGTAATAGTTGGAAGATGCCAGTGAATCACATGCAGACAAACTGTATGGGAGTTCTTTTTTGCTTAGAAGCTATCAGAAATTTTTCTCCAGAAACGAGATTCTATAATGCTGGCAGTAGCGAGCAATTTGGCGATGTTATTTACTCTCCACAGGACATTAACCATCCATTCCGTCCAAGATCGCCGTATGGTGCTGCAAAATGCGCTGCACACCATCTTGTGAAGGTCTATAGAGACTCTTATAACCTTTATGCTGTTCAAGGCATTCTTTTTAATCACGAAGGTGTTCGTAGAGGCGAAGAATTTGTCACTCGCAAGATTTCAAAGAATGTTGCCAGAATCCATAACGCAATCAATTCAGATGAGTCATTTTTGCCAATTGAACTAGGTAATCTAGATGCTAAAAGAGATTGGAGTGATGCCGAAGACTTTGTAAGAGGAATCTGGTTCATGATGAACCAAGAAAGTCCAAAAGATTATGTATTATCCTCTAATGAAACTCATACTGTTCGTGAGTTTGTAGAATTAGCGTTTAAAGCAGCTTTTATTGAAGGAGAATGGATTGGTAACGGAATTGATGAAGTCTTCGTCCAAAAAGAAACAAATAAAATTTTAGTTAAGATCAATTCCCAATTTTACCGACCAGCAGAAGTTGATCTTCTTTGGGGAGATTCAACACCCGCAAGATATTCTTTAAATTGGGAGCCAAAAACATCTTTTCCTAAATTAGTTCAGAAAATGGTTGCAAAAGATTTAGGTTGGCCTTATACTAATTAACAATATGGAACATTTTTATCAAAACATCGGAGAAAATTGGTTTAATTTTCAAGATATTTATCAATTAGCTGTTACTAAATTTGATAATGCTAAATTTATTGAAATTGGAAGTTGGAAAGGAAGAAGCGCGACCTTTATGGCCGTAGAAATTTTAAATTCTAATAAAAAAATAGATTTCTATTGTGTAGATACTTGGCAAGGAAGCGAAGAACATGCTCAAGATGAAATTATTAAACAAAATAGTTTATATGAAGAGTTTCTGCGTAATATCGAACCAGTAAAAGATATTATCCGTCCAGTTAGAGATACTTCGTTATCAGCTAGCGAATCTTTTCCAAACAATTATTTTGATTTTATTTTTATTGATGCTGCTCATGATTATGAAAACGTGAAAGCAGATATTCAAGCTTGGTTTCCGAAACTTAAAAAGGGAGGTATTATTGCAGGACATGATTATCATCCTTCTTGGCAAGGAGTTGTCAAAGCTGTAGATGAATGGTCTTTACTTGGAAATAAAAGAATTTTTGTATCAAATACTTCTTGGATATATTTCAATACAGAAGATATGAGCAAATTTTTATCGTAAAAGTTAAGTTACAATAATTGTAATTAATTTTTACAAATGAAAAAAAAGCAAATTAATAAAAAAGCTCTCGTTGCCAAGTTCGTAGAAGTCCCTCTAAAATCAAAAAGAGAATTTTGGCAGCGAGAGTATGTATTACTCAATCGCTTGATTGAACGATACAGTCTTGAATTTTTAAAAGATACTTCTTTTTCTTTCAAAGGAGAAAGTTTGGCAATTCTTTTTGCAGATAAAATTCTCAAAGAACTAGATTTCAGGTTCAAGATTTACAATTCTTCTTGGAAGAAAAAGCAGGAAACCATCGTACTTATTGACGATCCGCTTGTTGAAAAAAGACAAGTAGCAAAACAAATCAAAACAATCAAAGATTTTTTAAATGGCGAAGACTAAAACTACTACAGAAGAAAAGAAGATCACTTCAAACGAAGTTCTCAGTTCATTTTTAAAGCAAAATGCAGAGGATCATTACAATTTTGAAGAGACAATTGACTATAAGGTGTCAAGTGGTTCTTTACAACTTGATCTTCAACTAGGAGGAGGTTTCGGCCCTGGTCTTCACCGATTCGTTGGAATTAACGAAGGTGGAAAAACTAGCGAAGCTTTGGAAGTTATGAAGAACTTTCTTCTTAGCGTTCCAAACTCAAAAGGTTTTTATATCAAAGCAGAAGGTCGTCTTTCACCAGAAATGCAAAAACGCTCTGGCGTGAAGTTTGTCTTTTCTGCCGAAGATTGGGTCGCAGGCACTTGCTTCGTATTTGAAAGCAATATTTATGAAACAGTGGTTGATGCCATGCGTCAGCTAGTTTCCAAGAATGAAGAGAAGACTAAGTTCTGCTTTTTGCTTGATGCTGTGGATGGTCTGATTGCAAAGAACGATATGGACAAGTCTTTTGAAGAGAGTTCAAAAGTTGCTGGCGGTGCAGTTATTGCTGCCACATTCATGAAGAAACTATCTATCGCTCTTGCAAAGCGAGGACACATGGCAATTTTTATCTCTCAAGTAAGAGCAGATATTAAGCTAGACCCATACTCCAAAGCTCCTATTCGTCAAACATCTGCAACGGGGGGTAATGCTCTACTTCACTTTGCAAACTGGATTCTTGAGTTTGAGCCACGCTTTAAGGGAGATTTGATTCTAAAAAATCCTTCTGATAAAAGCATTGACTTGGAAAAAAATCCTCCAGTTGGACATTGGGCAAAAGTTACTGTTAAGAAGTCTCCAAATGAGAAAACAAATCTCACAATTCCATACCCAATCCGATATGGCAGAAGTGGCGGCAAATCAATCTGGATTGAAAAAGAAATCGTTGATCTATTGCTTGCTTGGGAACTAATCAATAAAAGTGGAGCTTGGTTTTCTCCAAGTGAAGATTTTGTTCAGCTTCTAGCAGAGAATGGATTATCTATTGAAGCTAAAATGCACGGTGAAGCCTCGCTCTTTGAGGTGGTTGAGAAAAACGAAGACCTTCTAAAATTCCTAATTAATTACTTTAGAACCTTAATCCCGCATGAAGTTTAAAACACTCTATGGAAAAGAAAAGACTCTCAAGAATGCGAAAAAGTATTTAATTGATTGGCGCAAAAAAACTCGCAGCAAGTTCCAAGATGAAGTAAAAAGATTTTTGCTTAAGTATTGGAAAGATGATGTTGTGTTTGAAGAATTGAGGTTAGTCGAAACCCGACTAACCTTTGATTTTTTTAACGCTAATAAAAAAATAGCCATTGAAGTCCAAGGACAGCAGCATACAAAATTCATTCCATTCTTCCATGGAAATAGAAACAAGTTTTTACAGCAGCTAAAGAGAGACTCAAAAAAATACGATTTTTGCGAAATAAACGGTATTAAATTAATTGAAATCTATGACGTTAAAGAACTAACAAAAGATTTTTTCGAATCTCAAGAAATTTATTTATAACTATATGGCAAGAAAGAAAAAAGACCTAACAGACGGAATGCCAAAATTCCAAATGCCTCCTAATTTGATTGATCAACTTTATGAGTTGAGTGGCAATGCGGATAAATATAAAGGAGTGGTCGTCGCTTATCTTTCAGAAGATGGCACTCCATTAATTTATGCTAAATATGATTCCCAAGTCATTGAATTTGGAATGCGAAAAGCTTTGGAAAAATACTTGGAAAGCTCAGACATGAATGAAATGACAATCAATGGCGATGAATCTTTTGGTGAAGAAGGACTTGACGAAGAAGAGTAATTGCGCTAACATATCACAGACATGATTTACTCCTATGAACTAGAAAAGCAGCTTCTCGCTGCATTGATTAAAAATCCAGAAAATTACTTTGATATTTCTGCATTTATTAATGAAAAAGATTTTTATAGCGAGGACAATTCTCTCAATAAGACAATCTTCACGATTGTTAAGCAAGCTCTAGAGGCTCATGAGGATATTGACGATGTTATTATTGCTCAACGAGTTCAGAATCTAGGAATCACATTTGATGATGTTGTTAATGTTGGAGAGTATGTAAAGTCTCTTGGCATGAGAAAGGTTGCTGACGGAAGCATCATCAAAACAGCAAAAGAGCTTAAAAAGTACACCATTAGAAGAGAGATTTTTGAGTCTTCGCAGTCAATTGCGAAAAAGATGAAAAGCCTTCCTGCTGAAAGCAGCTATGCTGACATCATCGCGATTGCTGATAAAGAATACAATGCTCGCATTAATCAGTATGAGGTAGGGAACGATTCTCCCGAAAACATCTATGATGAAATGGAATCCTTGATTGAGGAGCGTGGTGCCAATCCTGTTACAGAGTTTGGCATGATGGGGCCACACGAAAAGATTAATGATATTTATGGTTCTCTTCTTCGCCCTGGTAACATCACTGTTGTGGTTGCTCGCTCAGGCGTTGGTAAAACGCAGTTCTGCATGGATTACAGCACCAAGGTAAGCTTGGAGTATGATGTTCCAGTACTTCACTTTGATAACGGTGAAATGAGCAAGGAAGAGCTTATTATGCGCCAATGCTCGGCATTGAGTGGAGTTCCCATGCACTTGATTGAAAGCGGCCAATGGCTACGAGCAGGCAAGGAAACAGTTGATAAGGTAAGAAATGTATGGGCCAAGGTTAAAAAGCTCCAGTTCTACTATTATAATGTTGGTGGAATGGATGTTGATTCCATGATTAATACCTTGAAGCGTTTTTACTATTCAAAGGTTGGCAGGGGAAACCGCATGATTTTTAGTTTTGACTACATCAAGACTACTTCTGATATGGGTTCTGGAAACAAGACAGAATGGCAGGTTGTTGGTGAAATGGTTGATAAGTTCAAAAGATGTGTTCAAAAAGACAT